TTTGCATCAACAGATCAGGATCATCAATGACCTTCACGAAGATGTTAGTGTAACCGGTCGAGTTCGCTGGCAAGAACTGAGCATGTTGAGTCTGCTTCAGAACTGGGTCAGAGAAACGCACGCCACAGCTAATACCGATTGGAGAGTTTGCGCTCAGTGTGCCTGCAGCGGGAGCTGCGGCGGCGGATAGAGCAACACCAACCTGGGTGTTTACAATATCACCGGTGCAAATGGGGTTAGTCGCAGCTGCAGGGGCTACAGGGAACTCGCGGATGGTACCACCCGAGAATGCCTTGCCGCCCAACAGCTGTACTGGTTTAAATCCATAGCCAGAGACTGCCATCGTATATTCCTTTCATTAAAAATAAACCAAACAACGGTGGCAGTTGCCTGCGCGCTTACCTACCGTTACCAAAAGTGACCTTTGATGCTCTGTCCTTGAACAGCGGCATTCTCGGGTCATTCTCTCTATCAACCTGCGCATCTACCGAATCCATCTGCCCTTGGGCTTGTTTCATGTAGTAATCCTGGCGCTGGTTGAACATTTCTTCCGGCATCTTGCACAATACCAGACCACCTACCTCAATCAAGCCGGAGTTTGTTGCATCGCCATCGACCGCCAGCATCATCTCTGGGTGGTCTTCCAAGCGGCATGGTTCCCAACCTTCTCGCAGCGACTTGGACATATTGGTTGGATCACCAACCCCCATAATCGACTTGCGAATCCATTTGTACTCCCAACCTTCAACGCGACGTGGCTCCGGCAGCAGATCAGCGGGTTTCCACGCTTTGGGGCGGGACGCTGCTTCACGAGTTTCAGTATCACGAGACAGACGGGACAAATTCTTTGTGGTTTCCATATTAGCTCTCCAGTTTAGCAAGTTCGGTGGCGTACTGCAGCGGGGTAATACCCATGCGGCGAGCGACAGCAACTTGTGATTGAGTAAGTGTTACGCGTGTAGCTGTTTTCGACGTTCTGTTAACCGGCGCAACAACTGACGTAGGGGATTTCTTCTTGGGTGCATCACCCCATTCATACCCAGGAAACACCTCACGCATACGTGCATTCAGTTTCTTGTAGTACTCATCGGAGTCTGCTGCGGGGTCGATACCCGACTTTGTGAGCTTGTCGTGCACACCATAAGCAAATGCGGTCATCTCTTCATCCTGACCAAACCATTTGTTCTTGGATGCCCAAGCTTGCGCATCGTCGTCCGGCTCTGGGGCCTTGGACTGATACTGTTGCGGGCTTTGTACCACAGGTGCGGGTTCTTGTCTAGCGATTTCTTTACGTTGTGCAGACTGGCGGCTCCACTCCTCCGCCTGCTTTCGTTCCAGGGCGATTGTGGATATCTTCTCCTGCGCATCGGCCATAGCATCAGCGTCGCCTATATCATAGGCTGCTTTGTACTCACGCTTGGCGTTGGCCATCGCCATATCCGTTTTCTCTTTGGATTGGCTGATAAACGCATCCTCGCCAAGAGAGTATTTCGACTCCAGGGCGTTCTTCTCCGCCAGAATTCGCTGGGCCACAGCAATAGCCTCGTCACGCTCGCGCGCGGCGGCCTCTTTGGCTCGACGCTCGTCGTGGATACCGTGCTTCATCTTGGCGATACGACGTTTTACGGATTCGGAGTACTGCTCCATCTCCTCCTCAGTAGGTTCTGCTTCACCTTCAGGGAGGGGTTTTCGGTTGCGGTCTCCGGGTGGGGTGTCGTCGATAACTTCCAGCTCTACCGCCGGTGCGTCCTCGATAACTACTTCGATCTCATCACGCGGCTCTACACCGGGCTTGAGAATGTCTGCTTCATTTGGTAGTGCCATTTGGTTCTCCTTTTAAACAGCGCGGCTGTAGCCGCGGGGGTCCAAAACTACTGCTTCAATCGAGTCGTCGTTCACAAGGCGCATCTCAATACCATGTAGCTTGAAACGGGTACCTGCGTACGCGCGCATCAATACGAAGTCGCCTTTTTTACAGTATGGGCCTGTGGGGAATCGAGCAGTATCCTTGTAGCAATCGGGACCCATCTCAATAACGAAACCCACGACGGTAGCAATCTCATCCTGACGGACAATGGCGTCGGCTTTTATGATGCCGCTATCGTACTTTTCCTCGATCTTCGGAAGCCCGATGAGGATTTTAAACCCTTGCGGTTTCGGAAGCTGACTGGCCAGCTTCGCGTCTTTCTCGTCTGGGGAATCCCCTGTTACAGCTTCACGTGCAGTTTCTTTCTGCTCTGCGGCTATATAGCCTGGCAGTATAAGGTCTGGCATTTACTTCTCCTTGCGTGCGCCCTTTAGGTGGTGGGCGTGTCCACTACTACTAATTCTGCGACTCGTCAAATTTCCGAGTGGTCTCATCTATCACTGCAATGGCTTGCATAAGCCCACGGCGTTTACCTAATGCGTACTGGTACGCCTCCCAGGTTGTCACGCCATTAAGCATGCCCGTCTCAACCGATTGCAGCTCTTCTTCCATCACATCCCGGGATATCCGGGCGAACGCTACTGTGCTCATCTACCTTTATCCTCCATGTGGGGTCTCGCTGCGTTCACGGCAGCGTTAATCTGGCGCTGTTCCTCCGCGTGTTTCATTTTCTGCCTATGCGCCTCGCTGGCGTGCAGGGTTTTCTGCTGGTGCCGCTGATCCGCATGCGCCAGCTGTTGCTGATGTTCCGCCGCGACCTGGGCAGGGTCCACGCCACCTGCCGCCTGCTCCTGATCAAACCTGACTGCGTCAATCAAGGACTTCTGTGCGGCTTGCTCCGACTCATGCTTGTGCATCTCATCTACTTTGCCTGCGTCCGCTAGTATCTTCATCCTACCTAGCGCAAAATCCTTGTCGATCTTGTACTTGGTCAGCTGATTCTTCTCCTGATCAATCTTAACCTGCTCCTGTTGTTGCTGCAGTACCGGGTCTTTCGCGGCCTGCTGCGCGGCTTGCTGGGCTGCTTCAGTCTGGTGCTGCTGTAGTACTTGCTGGGCCGCCGCTGCCAGCGCAACGCTGAGCTGTTTCTCAGTTTCTGGGTCCATCTTCTCATCGCCCTGGGGTAGTGGGGCTCCCAGGCGCTGCTCGATCTGGCGACGGTACTCGAAGGCTACGTGCTCAGCCAAATGTGCCGCCGCGGAAGCAGAAATAGCAGAAGCTGTCGGGCTCTGACCAACCAACTGCTGGATGTGCGGGTCTTGCATCGCCGCTTGATGCACTTGTATGTGGGATACGTGATCCTGATACGCAAATGCTTTCACCGGTTTACCCATGATGATAGCCATGTTCTCCGCAATCGGGTCTTTCGGTGTCTGATCAGCACTCGCCGGAATCAGCTTCTCCACATTCTTGATGCCCAGGGTTACCAGCATCTGGCGATTCAGCTCTACCTGATCATAGATAGTCGGGTTCGACTGCGCCATCTGAATAACCGCCTGGTACTGCACAACGCGCTGAGACATAGTAGCGGCGTTCGGGTCTGACACCGGAATGATTTCCGCCAATTCATAATCAGCCTGTTTAACCTGACGACCTTCCTCGACATCGTAGTCATACTCCTCGGGCAACTGATCCTTGATGATCGTGTGCAACAAGCCCAACTCCTCAGCCAACGATGCGTGCAAGCGCGCCTGGATCGCTGTCATCACTTTTAGACTGCGCTCCAGAATAGCCAGTGTTGTTCCAACCGGTGCTTCCTGGTTCATGTCCGACGCGTTCAAATCGCTGACCGCCGCCATGCGACGACCTTCCTCCACGATCTCATTGAACAGCGCCAACAGGGTTTGGCTAGGCTCCTTGAATGGGAGCGGTAACATATTGTCGCGCAGTGAACCACTCGGGACATCCACATCACGGAACTCACCAGGCTGCAGCGGATCGCTGTTGCTCTGAATGCGAATACCCTTGGTCTTGAAACCGGCGGGCAGGTTGGCTAGTGTGCCGGCGTCTACCAGCTGACGCAATAACGAGGTCGCGCTGTTAGCGAAACCACCAACCAAGTGGACCAAGCCCATACCATAAAAGCCGAAGCCGGGGATATAGATGTAATGCACAAAATGCTGCACGCGGGATTTAGTTTTGTCGTCGGGTTTCCAGTTGCGGTATACCGACAGAATTTCTTTGGAGTGCAGATCGAACGTCACAACGTAAGGGAGCATGATCCCGGTCTCGTCACCGTTCTCATCCACGTCTTCGTACCCCTCGATATCCAGGTCAACGTGCATCTCGATCAGGTCCAGGCGATCATCCTTGATGGATACCACACCGGTGATCTTATCTTTAGCGCTGCGGGAGCTGCTCTGGGGTGGTTCTTCGAGTTCGATGTCGCGGTAAAACCCTGCGACCTGTAATTTTTTGATATCGTTCTTGGATTTCTTCATCCTGTGCGCCAAGCGAGGCGCTGTGGATATATCAGTTGCGCCATAGGGGGCAACCAGGTCTTCCGCGGACACAAAAACAGACGTTTGGCGTCCCAGGCTCGGATCGAAGTACACTTTCTTAAACGCCGAGCCCATAATTGCCAGATTCCACAGCATACGCTCGTGCTCGGGACGATATTCCTTCATCTGCGTGGTCAAACGCCAGTTCATGTCGTTTTCTACACGCACCGCGGCCTTTTCCTTGACCTCATCGGTCTTACCGATCATCTTTGACCTGCAAATGCCCTGCGCACTGAATATTTCAGTGATGCTTTCGGCCTGAAAACGCACCGCGGACTCAGCCATCAGGGGGTGAACGACACCACAGGCACCGTCCCACGGCTCGGTACGCTCTTCAATACCCAAACCAAGCAGTTTTACACCCTCTTCGTACGTCTTTTCCCACTCCGCGCGGGACCGCAGGTCGTTATCGTACAATTCGGTGACCTCTTCGGAGATAACACCCAGGATTTTATCGTCTAAATCCTCTGCCAGGTTCGCATAGAACGCATCATGCTCCTCGTCTGGGGTCAAATCGGTGGGGATTACGCCCTCTTTGTCGTCTTCACCAGGTAAAATAACCTCGATATCACCCACCTCGGTCTCACCGGTGAGCTCTTTACGTGTTGTCGGGTGCATCTGAGGTACCATCATAATCTACTCCTAGTAATATTTGCGTTTACCGCGATACCCATCTTCGTCATCCTTCTCGTCGGTGGGTAGTTTTATAAACCCGCCGGTTCTAAACCTACGTATAGCCAGGGTCATGGCGTCAACCTGGTCGTCGTGTTCCCCGTTTGGGAAGTCCGAGCACTCCTCAATAACCTCCATCGCCCAGCGCCGTTCCGTCGGGGCCCAAACTAAACCGGAACTGAATATATCAGAAACTGAGTTAACGCGTGCGATCTTATCATTCCCCTTGCCGGGGGTAAAGTCCGACACTGGGATACCCGCGTGGCGCAATTCCTGGTATAGCACGCTGCCGCTAGACTTCTTCTCGATCACAAACGTGTCCGGTTCCCATTTTGCGTACTCGTCGATCATGGCAGCTTTCATCTCCGGATACTCCATACGCTTTTTCCACGCATCGAGCAGGATGATGTTAGCTATCGGAGCCCCACGACCGGTGTCGTCGTAAAACACTCCCCACACCTGGAACGCATTATAGTCCGCGCGGTTGTGTGCCTCTTGCGCCGCGTCTAGGCTCATGATCACGTATTCGCAGTCGGGCGGGTCTTCCTTATCCCAAGTCTTCCACCAATCGCGTTTTATCAGCGCACCTGCCTCACCGGTGGGGGCTTGCATGTACTGCGCATTCCAGAGGAACG